AGACAATCGCTTGCATAAGCTCGAATGGTAGTCTCTCCTCAATAGAAAGACCTTCGGGATTTCTCCCGATTCCGTATGGTTCAGGAAGTGCAAGCACTTTCTGAATCAAAGGATAGTCTTTCATACCCTTAGTGAGACCGGGATACCACCAGGCCTCCATATCAAGAAGATTATCTTTCGTAAAAGGATTCCATTTAGGAATCCAGAAAGAAAGATTCTTCAAGAAGGTTTTCCCAGCGAACTGGGCTACCTTTCTGGAGGCAAAGGATTTCTTGGTAGAAATGGGAATTTCCCATTTATCAAGAACTTCCTTGTATCTTTGGGCAAGAGTCTCATTCAAGATGACGACATCGTCACCTAAAACAAAGAACTTCTTGTCCCATCTCATATCATTAAGGATATAGAGGAGAAGACCGTGAGAAATGGCGAAGAGAAAGAAACTAGGACCAAGGCCTAAGGGTTGTCCCTTAGACCATTGGATATTGGCAATCACTTGACTGCCAGTTTCCATGGCCCAGTGTCCTTTCTCAATGATTTCACAGAAAAGATCCCTAGACTGAATGCTCTGATATTTGGGTTTTATCAACCCAAACAGAACATGCTTCTGCCAGTGCCACGGAAAGTGGTCTGTAGCAGAAGTTAAGTCAAAGGAAAACACTGTGAAACTGTTGGTCAGATGTTGGGAAATTATTTTATCAGCTTTACGCTGATCGTGGGTACAATCCCACGGTAATTTCTTACAAACATCAGCTAAGGCCCATTTTAGTGGGTCCAAAGCTCTCTGAAACACAAGATTGGGAGCGGCAAAATACCGTTCTTTCAATCCTGGGTTTTCCGTAACGTGAATGTAGCCTACAAGCCTGTCTCCAGGCAAGAGGTCCACATAACGAACGGAGTATATAGTATCATGAACCTCATTTAGATCCAATATAGGATCATATAAAGGATCATGATCTATATCAACAGAGAAACCAACCGCCTTTTGCATAAGAGGTCGAAACCTCTTAGCAAAATGCCCTTTAAAGGAATAATAGATATCCCAAGGGAGTTTCTCAACCGAAGTCTTCTTTCCAGGAAGAACCTGGAGAAGAGGAATCGGTTCTGAGATTTCCAATTGCTTTAAAAGTCTTAGAGACTTTAAAGCAGGATAAATACGATTCCTAATTTGAAGCATCTTCGCAGGTTGCGAACGTATGCTTCTAAGGGCTTTTCTCACGCCCATGGGTGATGGTCTACGATAGGATACTGTTGTGTACATCTGTAAAAGGAAAAGAACTGCTTTGAGATTTCTCTCACTGCTCATTCCAATCCTGTACAGACGTCCAAACAGTCCGCGTAGATTACCACGACGGGTTGAAGAAAACCACTCTGGTTTACTGGTCAATTGACCAGCGGAGTAAGATTGCAACAGACAATCTCTAAACTCCTTAAACCGAGTAACAGCCCATTCGGGTCCCGAACACTCAACCCATTTGACAAAGGTTGCATAGCAATCTTGTTTAATGGATGGAGGTAAAGGGATGCTCTTGAGACGGCGTTGGACATGAGGTTTC